GGGAAGGGTCGGGTCGGCGGGTCGGTGCGGCACGGCTGGGGTTGGAACGTCGGGCCGGGGTTGGAGTTGGCTTGGGTCGTCGGTGTGGTGCGGGGAAGGACGGATTGTCGACCGGGTCCGGGGCGGGTTGGCACGGGGTGACTCGTCGGAGGTGGAACGGGCTGGACAGGGCGGGGTGGTCGGGGAGATGCGGTGCGGGCTGGCTTGGGTCGTCGGGTTGGGTGCGGTTTGGGCTGGCATGGCTCGTCGGGGAGGGCGAGAACTGGACAGGGCCGGATGGTCGGCGTGGACTTGGGTGGGCTCGGGTCGTCGGGGCGGGGTTGGCTCGGGCGAGGTTCGGGATGGGTTGGGTTGTCGGAGGGGGTGCGGGTTGGGTAGTCGGGTGGGGGCGGGTCGGATCGGCTTGTCGGCTTGGGCCGGGTCGGCATGGGTTGTCGGTGTGGGCCGGGTGGGGCTGGCGAGGCTCGGCTTGAGTCGTCGGTCGGGTCGGAGAGGGTCGGCGCGGCTTGAGTCGTCGGTCACGGGTCGGGGCGGGTTGAGTAGTCGGGGGTGGGCAGATGTGGTACGGCGTGGCACGAGGTGGGTCGTCGAACAGGATGGGGGTGGCACGGAGCGGGTCGTCGGAAGAGAGGGTAGGCGTGGGGGGGTGCGGGTCGTCGGAGCAGGTGAGGTGCGGTGTGCACAGTCGGGCTTGGTACGGGCTGGGCGGGGAGGTCAGGGTGGCTCGGGTCGGCATGGTGGGGGTAGTCGGAATCGGGTCGGGCGGGCACGGGAGGGGTAGTCGGGTCGGGCAGGGTTGGGACGGGAAGGGTAGTCACGGCTGGGCGGTACCACCGGTGATCGACAGCCACATCGATCCCAGCTGCTCATCGGTATAACGATCCCGGACCGTCCCCGACCCCACCTGCCGCGCCAACGCGACAAGGAAAGCCTCAACCATCCGGTTCTCCACTGCCCGCACCCCGTAGGAGCGGGCCGCCGCCGCTAGGTCGACCGCGGTCATGTCGCCCAGCTGCTTACGGACCCCGTTGTCCACCGAATAGGGGACGCTCAACCAGCGGCCCATCGCCTCCGGGCCGGCCGCCGCGTCCCGTTCGAACGCGGCCGCGGCGGCGCTGCGCCGGACGTGGCTGCGGATGGACCGGTCCCGCTGGTTGATGGCGGCATACATCACCGAAATTGCCTGCGCGCCCAGCCACGCCGCCAACAGGTCCGGGTCGGTGGCCTCGAGCTTCACCACGATCCGGGCCGCGACCTCCCGGGCGTTGTAGGCCCCGTGAGCGGTTTCCGCGTCGATCAGGGCCCGGATCTCGGCGGCGTAGTCACGAGCCATCGTCTGTCTCCTTTCCCCGGGGGAGGGGTTTGATCGGCCAGTGCGGGTCGCAGTCCGGATCGGGGTTTCCCTTGGCCCGCAGATATTCGGCCAGGGAGCCCTGCTGTTCCTGCCGCCAGCCGATCTGGGCCTGGTGCAGGATGGTCGGGTCCATGGTGGCCAGTTCCGTCCACCGGTCGGCGATCTCTTCCGGGCGGCGCCGGCCGACGGTCTTGTAAAACTCCTTTAGCTGATAATGCTCCGTCCTGGTCACGAGCGCCATCCGGTAGGCGATGCGGGCGGCGGCGATGGCGTCCGATGTGGAGTCGTGGGCGCCGTCGTGGCGGACTCCGTAGAACTGGACCATGTCGGTGAGCTTGCGGCCGCCGGGGCGGTAGGGGTCGAGCCATTTGTCGATGACGTAGACGTCGATGACCCGGTTCAGGTCGGTGAGGGGTGGCAGGCCCCAGCGGCGGCATTCGCGGTCGAGGATGGTGAAGTCGAAGGCGAGGTTCATTCCGGCGATGGCCATGTGGCCGGAGAGTAGATCGCCGAGGGCTTCCCGGATGGATCGGATCACGTCGAACGGTGGCTCGCCGTTGGCCTGGGCGAAGTCGGTGGTGATGCCGTGCACCGCGCTCGCTTCGGCCGGGATGTGTTTGACCGCGGCGAGCCAGGAGCCGGTGTCGAGCAGCCACGTTGGTTCGCCGGGGGATAGTACGGTGATGCTGCCGGTGACGATCTGGTCGGTTTCGACGTTGACGCCGGTGGTTTCCAGGTCCCAGGTGGCGAACGGCTTGCCGATGAGCCACCTCACCGGCCGGGTCCTTTCAGGTGGTTGAGGAACCTGTTCATGTCCCGACTGTCCGCCTCGAGCGGGGTGCGGTCGGTGACGGTGACCATCTCGGCGGCGGTCTGGGTGGCGTCCCAGCCGCGGGCCCCGGCGATCCCCATGATCTGCATCCAGATGCCGGCCCGTTCCTGCTCCTCGTCCATCGTGCTGAGCGGCGGGTCCTCCGGCGGGTCGACGGGGCCGGTCTCGTAGGGCGATGGGTCGGACGAGGATGGCCAAAGAACCCGGGCGGCGGTGGCCTCGTCCTCGTCGGTGGCCCGGTTGGTGAGGCGCCGTTTCTGAACCCAGAAGTCCTGGACGAGGGCAGCCCGCTGGTCCTTCGACAGGTTCTCGATCTCACCGATCGCGGAGAACAGGGCCCGTGCGTCCGGCTCGTCCTTGGTGCTGTAGATGAGGATCCGAAGGTTGACCATCTCCTCATCGGTCGCCGGCCGGGGGCTGGTCTCCTCCGGCGGCTGGGCCACCGCGAACACGACACCGCTGTCACGCTGCTGCGCCGGCGGTGTCGGGGCCGGGGCGGGTTCGGCGGTGGCCGTGATGGCCGCCCGGGCCGGCGCCGCCGGTTCGATCGCCAGGCCGTCCACCGCACCGGACAGGATCTGCGCCACCACCCCGCGGCCCTGCAACTCCACCACGATCACCGGGTAGGGGGTTGACTTCCCGTCGACGAGCCGGCTCCGCGGGTCGATCCGCAACCGGATCGGGATGATCGCCTCCGGCCCGACCTTCGCCTTGATCAGGTCGACGGTGCCGGCCATCTCCAACATCGCATAGTAGGAGTGGGTTTCCACCCCCCACAGTCCGAAGTCGGCCAGGTCGAGGAACACTTCGAGCCGGGACGTGGGCTTGCACACCTGCGGCACCCCGCGGACCGGTTTCTGAAGGTGAAAGTCCGCGCCGAACTGGGCCGCACAGAGGCACGGCTGCCCGGAGATCGAGTCGGTGACACCGTCACAGCGGCGGGTGCAACCGCCGCCGGACCACATCTCCATCGACTGGTTCAGCGGGTCGCCGGGCGGGAGGATCGCCTCGATGCCGTCCCGTTCGGTGACCAGCCGCCACACCTCGGGGTTGTTGCCCTGGGGCTGCCACCGTTCGACGGTGCCGCCCCACTGGTCGGCGGCGGCGTCGAGGCAGACCCGCTGGGCGGAGCTGAGGACGATCGTCTTGGACCGGACCGGGCGGCGCAGTTCCCGGCCGTCCTTCTGGTAGGGCTCGGACCAGCCGGTGCGGATCCGGCCGAGCCGGCGCAGGCGCCGCTGGGCGGCAAGGATCCCATCGTCTTGCCGGAACATGATCCTGTTTCCCATGGGGTTCTCCTAGAACGGGATGTGGTCGCCCATGGGCGAGTTCGGATGGGGGGCGGATTTGGCGGTCATGGACGCGAGGGTGGCATTGCCGGCGGCCTTCGTCGCCCGGGCGCCTTTTTCGCCGGCGTAGCACCGGTGGCCTTGCGAGCCCGTCCCATCGGCTTGACGAGCGCCTCATCGCCCGAAATCGGGGGGCCAGGTTCGGCCGGGGCCGACGCCGGTTCGGCAGGGATCGGGAACGACTTCTCCGCCGTCGAGGCGGATCCGTATTCCACGTTCCACCGGTAGAGGTTCAGGGCATGGACGAAGGCGTCGTAGGTCGTCTCGTCCGAGACGCACAGGCGTGGCGCGGCCATGTCCGGATAGAGCAGCAGCGCCAACGCCCCGTGCAGGTCCGGCATGGCCCGCTCCTCCCCGGTGGTCTTCAACCGGATGATGGGGGACCAGCGGTAGGCGGCCATCTGCAACGCGACGGTCGGGTAGACCTTCACCGACTTGCCCTCGGCCAGCGGGGCCTTGGTTTTCGTATCGAAGATCACATCGGCGTGCATGTTGTCCGCGACCACCCGGGACACCGGCAGCTGCAGCACCCGGGCGACCAGCAGCGCCGCCAATTCGGTTGCGGTGGCCCAGAATCGGAGTCCCCCGTCGGTGGTGCCGGCGCTGCGGATGGCCCTGTTGATGACGGTCGCTTCGGTGAACAGCCACGAGTCGGGGGTGAGCCCGTAGGCTTTGACGAACGCCAGGAAGGCCCGGATGTAGGGGGCGATGTCTTCGGTGATGCCCAGCTGCTGGCCGTCGTTGAGGACCCAGTGTTCGATCCAGTCGTGGGTGCGGACGCCTTCGTCGGCCCGCTCGTCGCGTTTCTCGGTGTGGAGGCGGCGCATCCATTCCTGGACGCAGGGTCGGCATTTGCGGCAGGGGCAGGTGGGGCAGTGCAGGCGCCAGTCGTGGCCGTTGTCGCCTTTGCCTTGGCGGCATTTGCTGAAGGTGTTGCCGCAGGGTTTGGTGATGGATGCGACGGTGAGGCGGGGTAGTTCGGTGAAGGCGGCTTCGGCGGCGAGGCCGGCGGCCCACCAGGTCAGTCCTTCCTTAGCCATAATGTTGAGGGCGGTGGTGACGGACCAGTACTGGTCGTTGTCGATAGTGTAGAACCGGGCGCCGTCTTCGGAGGTGACAGAACCCTCGGGGCCGCGGCTCATTCGCCACATCCGCACTGGACGGCTTCGGTGCAGCGCAGGTAGACCTGGTGCCAGCCGTGCCACCGGGGCTCAAGGTAGACGATCTGGCTCGAATAGCTCCGGACGAGCCGGTCGCCGGTGAGGTGGCTTTTGATGTCGGTGAAGTGGTGCCCGGCTTCGCGTTCGGCCCCGGCCCAGACGAGCAGGTCGTCAAAGTTGGTGAATCGGATGTCGAGCCGGTAGCAGGGTCCAAGGCTGAACAGGTGCGCGGACATTGAGATCTCGTCGGGAGCGGGTCGCAACTCGACGAGGTCCGCGATCAGGCGGATGGTGGCGATTCGCAACGTGGCGATGTCGGGGGCCTGTATGGTGGTCACGGGACCATCCTTCCGGGTTAGATTGGTTCCCATCGTCGCCCTAGCGGGGCTATCCCCCCGCTGGGGTGATCTGTTCTTCGGCCCCAGCGTGGAGTTGAACCACGTGCCTTCGGCCCCGGGGGAATCGAAGGCGTTTCCTCCCTGTACCGGAGATGGCCTCGGGGCTGGGGCTTGCATAGGGGGGGGCGCCGTCGGGGGGGATCCGAGGTCACCCCCCGGCGGCGCCAGTCTTAGCGGCCCTTCTGCGGCTGCTGGTGGTCTTCCCGGTGATGATCGTGTTGATGCGCTGGGGGGTGACGCCCAGCTTGAGAGCGAGCGCGGTCTGGCCTCCGGCGGCTTCGGCCGCTTCGCGGGCGGCGTGGGCGCGGACGGCGGAGAGTCGGCTTTCGGCGTTGTTGCCGTCGCCGCCGGACCGGTCGAGGAGGGGCACGATCGCGAGGATCCGTTCTTCGGGGGGAAGTCGCTTGATCGCGGTGAGGTCCTCGATCAGTCCGTTGAGGATGTCGCGGCCGGGGTCAGTTTTGGGCATGGCTTGACTGTATGACTGGGGGGGAGGGGTTGTCAAGGCTAGGGGTGTGGGTGTAGGTTCTGGGTTATTGGTCGTGCGTGCTTCGCCGCCCGCCGGGGTTGACCATCCGGCATGGAAGCCCTCCGGTCCCTGCGCCGGAGGGCTTCTCTGTCTTTGTGACCTAGATCACATCCGTCTTCTACCCCCCAGCCTTGACCGTATCAGGGGTGGGGGGTAAACTTCTAGGTAGATAAAGAAAATAGCTCAGACCACTAGCCAGAAACCGGGACCCGCGAGGGCAGCAGGAGGGCTATCGGGAAAGAACCCATCAACGTGTGGGCGAACCAAAAACCCTGCGGCTCCATGGGGAGCCGAGACGCTAAGACGAGCCAAGGCCGGTGCGAGCCCGGCGGATGTGACGACGGCCTAGTAACGCGGAGAAGCACCACACCTCAGCCCGTGAGAGTCGGGGGCGTCCGAACGACGATCGACACATCGAGATCACACACCAAGGTGAGAGTCCCGAGGTACCTCGGCTCCCCTTGAAGCCGCAGGAAGAAACACCGAATCACGGTGCGCCCTCGGGCGCCGTGGCGGCCCGGGCAGTCCGCCCGGACCGACAACGCGAGGAGAGCAGCATGAGCGAGCAGGAGATCAGGGCAGCGGCGTTGCAGGCGGCGAGCCGGGTCGTGAAGCCGGACACGACAGCGCGGGAGCTAATTGAGCTCGCGGTGGAGTTGACCGGATGGATCGAGACGGGCGAACTGCCGCAGCGGAAGCCGCGGTTCAGCTGATCCGAACGTTCGACCGTGGGGGCCCGGGCGACCGGGCCCCGCGCGGCGGGTCGTTCGGCCCGGACGAAAGGAGATCGACATGGATATGACGACGCAGCTTCCGAGCGTCACCGCCCAATACCGCGAGGCAGCCCAATGGGCGGGCCTGCTCTGGGCGGCCGGTTATCCGACCGAGTTGCACGGCACCGGCGAGGCCGAACCGTTCCATCAAGAATGGCGGGTGTTCGGTCCGGGTTGGAACGGCCCGCAGGTCGCGACGATCGATATCGACGGTTGCGGGGCCAGTTGGCACGGGCCGGATGACCTGTGGCTCCGGGTGATCGGGGTCCAGTTCGGAGTCACCGCGTAGATCCAGACGACCGGGGTGGTGCTGGGGATGCTCACAACATTCCCAGTACCGCCCGGGCTGTCTGGCCCAACGGTAACAGACGAAAGGAAACACAGATGGCGGAGTACGCGCAGACGACCGTGGACGATGAGCGGTTCGGGTTGACGGTTGTGGTCGACGATGGCGATGACCTCATCGATCTGATCGGGACGGCCGAGATCGGTACGGCCGGCGAGTGCCAGACGCAGGTACGGCTGACGATCGACGAGACGCTGGCGACGATCGCGGCGTTGACCGAAGCGGTCAGGGTGGCGTTGCAGAACAGGAGCGCCGAATAGCTCCGAGTGATCGGCCGTAGGGATCGGGACGCTCACAACGTTCCGATCCCTCGCGGGGGCCACTCGGGCCTAAGGATTGGAGATCAGGGATGAAGCGTTACGCGCGGGTGCTCATCGATCACCCGGAGGGTTGGACCGCCGACGGTCAGTTGTTCGTGACGGCCTCGGCGTTGGAATGGCAGCCAGTCGAATGGTGCGATCCGTGGGATTGCGACCACCAGGAGTCGATGTGTGCGATGTGCGTCGACACGTGGTCGCTCGACTATGAGATCGAGTTGCCGGCCGGCATTGATGCGTGATCGGGGCTGGGGGTGTGGGGCGATTGCCCTTACGCCCCCAGCCATGTAACCTCGACTCCGGCGCCGTTGTTTGAAAACTCCAGAAAGCTTTCCTTAACAACTATCTCGGATAGCGCAGGGTCAGCCGCCGCACCCGACACCGGAGTGCGCCAACCCTTGCCGCATTGAGAAACCCCGCCCGCACCACGGTCAGTCGCGGGGGCTGACCGCAGAGTGCGGCAGTAACCACATCCGGGAGGATGTCATGAACAACTTCACCACGGCGCGGATCCGGAACCTGCAGCGCGGCGTACGATTCGCGCTCGGTTTCGGCATCGTCACCTCAGTGACCGCCAACGTGATCCACTCGCTCACCCGCCCTCACGACCAGGACTGGCAGACCTTTTCCAGCGCGACCCTGTCGGCGCTGGCCCCGGTCGTCCTGTTCATCTCGATGGAGATGGTCGTCCGGATCCCGATCCACAGTCGGGTCCTCGGCGTCGTGCGGCTCATCATTACGCTGGCCCTCGCGGGTTTCAGTGGTTGGGTGAGCTACTGGCACATGGTCAGTGTGGCCGGCATGCTCGGTGAGGACGGTGGGGCCCAGTACATCTACCCGCTGCTGATCGACGGGATGATGGTGGTCGCGACGATTTCGCTGATCGAGGTCAGCCGGTTGGGTCTGACGGTCGAGACTGGCGAGGCCGAGGTTGCCGCTGCTGCTCAGGCGGCCGCTGCTGCTGCGGCGGCGCAGGCGGCGAAGAGTGCAGCGCGGCGTTGCCAGCCGGGTTGCACCTGTGGTCGTCATGGGCGCAAGGCTGCGAAGACGACCAAGCGGGTTCGGCGGGTTCCGGCGGCGGCGCCGATGTCGCCGGGGATGCCTCCGGTGCAGCAGATGCCGGTGGCGGTGTAGGTATCGGTGTGGCTGGGCCGGACCGGTCCCGCTAGCCGGTGCGGTGGTGCAGGTCTTCTAGCGGGGATCTGCACCAGTGGAAAGAGGAGCGCCCCCAGACCATCAGGTCTGGGGGCGCTTTTTTTGTGCCCTCAGCAGGGCAACGGCCGGACCGTGGTTGGCTGCCAGTCGGTGCCGACCCGCACCACCCGGGCGTCCCACACGTCCAGCTGGTCGCAGCGGGGCACGTCGAACGGACCCCAGAACCAGGAGCCGTCCACCACCATCAGGTTCCGCACCGCCGACCCGTCCACCACATCCAGCCGGAACGGGAACCCGCCGCCGCGCACCACCAGGCCGTCGACGTCGACCGGGCCGTTGCCGGCCCCGGACCACCAGTAGAACGGGGCGGTTCCGCCGCAGCCGTCCTCGACCATGTCGATGGTCGTGTTCCGCAGCCGCAGGCCGGCGCCGTCGTAGCCCTGGATCCCGTCGCCGTGCCAGGCCGAGTTGCCGTCGTCGTCGAGGGGGCAGGGGCGGGGCGGGGTGATCCGCATGAACGAGTCTTCGATCACTACCGGGCCGCAGCCGCCGTCAGACTTGCCGCCGACCCGGGCCCCCTCGGTCCGGTCCAGGATCTTCAGCTGGCGGGCGGTGTACCCGCCCGGGCCGACCACCCCGACCGAGCCCGCGTTGGTGTACGGCACGGACTGGATGATCGACACCTGCGCAAGGAGCAACCCGTTGTGACAGCGGATGTCACGGTTGTTGATCAGTCCGCCGATCACCTCGACCCGGTTCAGGGTGACCCCGTCGGCCATGACCTGGATGTCGCCGAACACGCGTGTGTCGGCGTAGGTGCCCGGTGCGGTGATGTTCCACGTGCCGTTGATGGTGTGAGCGGGGGTCCAGCCGGCCGGCGTTCCGGTGCACGCCTCGTTGGCCTGGCCGGGGCAGCCGGCCGCGGTCGGCGACGGGCTCGGCGTGGGCGACGGTCCCAGGGTGGTTGGCGGCGCGGTGCTCGGGGCCAACGTTGGGGCCGGTGTCGTTGGAACGGGCGTGGGCGTGGAGCTCGCGGTCGGCGAGCTGGTCGGCGTCGGCGTGGGGGTGTGGCCCATCAGCCACGCGATGACCCGGTCGGCCTTGGCCAGGCAGGCGCGGCCGTCGGCCCGCTCGGTCGCGTTGCGGGCCGAGTCGAGCAGGGTCCGGCACCAGCCGCGCTGCAGCTGGGCGAACGTCAGGTCATCGCCGGGGACGGCTGCGCCGGCGTGGACCTGCTGGGGCGACGTCGCCGCCGCGGCGGCGGGGGCGGCGTTGACGAGCCGGCCGAATCCCCACCAGGAGCCGAGCACGATCAGAACGACGGCCCCGGCGACCTTCGGGCGGCTGAACCGGGGGACGGGTTTCGCGTGTCTACCATTCATGACCCCCATTCAACCATCGGGGTCCCGTTGGCTTTTCATGAACAGGGCGAACCGTTCGATCACCACCAGATCGGCCAGCCCGAACCCGACCTCAAAAATCCAGATCGGCACCCGCATCCCGACCAGGATGCACAGGAACGTGCCGGCCTCGGCGGCCATCACCACCGCCACGGCGAGCATGTGCCGCCCCCAGGGGGAGGCCCGCCAGCGGGCCCGCAGGAAGTACGGCACGATGAACGCCGCCCCGACCAGGACCCCGACGGCCAACTCCACCCCGATAACAATCTTGTCGACGGTGCTCATTCGGTGCCCCGCCGTAGCCGCATCGTCCGGGCGATCTCCTCGGCGATCCGGTCGCCCTGCTGTTGGACCGCGGCGGCGTCCCGGGCGGCCCGGGCGGCCTGGGGGCCGCGGGCCCGGGACTTGGCCAGCGCCAAGTCGGCGCGCTGCTGGGCCTCGCAGGCGGCGGTCCCGTCCGGTGGCCGGGTCAGCCAGCGCAGGACCCGCCACATCAGGCCGCGTCCCGTTTCGACGGCCCAAGCGACCGCAGCAAGATGAGCGTTTCCTGTTGCGCGGTGCCGAGCGACCGGACCATAGCCATAGTCTCTTGCTGCGCCGCCAAGGTCGCCCGTTCGGTTTCGGTGGAGGCCCGGACCGCCGACAGGAGCGTGTCGAAGTGTTCGGATAGTTCCCGGTTGGCGGCCAGCGCGGTTTCCGCCACGGTCTGCCATGCCTGCTCCCGTTTCTGGGCGTCTTCGTAGTGGCGGCCGACCACGATTCGACCGGATATGAGGCCACGCAAACCGATGATGATTGTGGTGGCCAGAGCCGACACGAACCCAAGAATGACAACCCAGGGGGAGAGTTCGGCCGACATATGGTCAGTCTGTCACCCGGTCCGGATGCGGCGTTGGAGGTCTACCGCGTCGGTCCACGCCTCCCACCACCGCCAGGCGTTGCCCTCGATGGTGAAGTCGGCGGCGACCTGCCGGCCCACCTCGATCTGCTCGAGACGTTGCGCCTCGTCGGCCAGCAGGTTCCGCAGGGCCCGGTACCAGTCCCGGCCGGACTCGGCTAGGAGGCCGACACCCCGGTCGTGGAGCTGCTGGTATTCCGCGCGGGGGGAGGCGACCCACGGAACGCCGCAGGCGGACATTTCGAGGGCCTTCAGCCAGCTTTTCGACCGGTTGAATTTGGTGTCGGCCAGAGGGGCGATGCCGACGCCGAGGTGGGCGACGGCGTAGGGGTATTCGCCGATCCCGACCGGCCCGTAGGAGGTCGGCTCCCGGGGGAGGCCGAGGGCGGTTCGGACGCCGTCGGGGTCGCCGATGGAAAGAAACTCGCACCGGTTTTCACGTACCAGCCGGGCCACGGCGCCGCCGGTGGCGGGCAGGTCGTCGGGGTGGGAGTGGACCGACCCGGCCCAGCCGACCTGGTTGTTGTCGAGGTGGCGGATGTCGAGGTATCGGGCGGGGATGCAGTTGCGTAGGACCCGGCCGCGGCCGTGGGCGGCGTAGACCCGCAGCAGTGCGGGGGTGGACAGGGTGACGAGGGTGGCGTCCCGGGCGGCCTGTTCGGCGTTGGTCCAGGAGTAGTAGCGGATCTCTTCGTTTTTGGGGTGGAGCCGGGTGAACGCGATGTTGCTGGGGTGGATGGTGGTGAGGTCGTCGTCCATGTCGATGACGACGGCGATCCCGCGGGCCCGGAGCAGCGGGACGGCCTGGGCCAGTTGGCGGAGCACGACCCGTTGCATGACGATCAGGTCGGCGTCTTCGGGGACCTGGTTGAGTGCGACCAGGCGGTTGTCGTCGGTGGTGTCGAGGTCTCCGCCGATGGAGCGGCGGGTGTTGGTGGGGGCGATGATGGTGATGTCGTGGCCCTGGGCTTTGAGGACCTGGGAGATCCAGATCAACCTGTAGCATCCGCAGCCGTAGGTGTCGGCTGGGTAGACGTAGACCTTCATCGCCCCCGCGATCCTGGTTCAGAGCTTGTCGGTGGGGGAGCTGAACTCGGTCTTGCCGATGGCCAGCTGGGCGGCGTGCAGGGTGTAGTCGACCTCGACCAGTTGGGCGCCGATGTCGTGGACGTGGCCCCAGTTCACCCGGGCCCGGGCGGCGTGGTCGATGTCGTTGTCGGCGGGCAGGGAGCTCATCCGGACGAGCAGTGCCCGGGCTTCGTAGGCGGCGCGGCGGGCGGCCTGCAGTTTGCGGCTGTAGGCGTCGAGGAGGTCGGGCAGCGACTGGGGGGCCGGGGGCCGGCCGGCGCGCTTGACCGTGGCGGCGGGTGCGGCAGCGGCCTTGGGGGGGCGGCCGGGGCCGCGCTTGGCGCCGTTGGCGGCCGGGGCGGCGGCGGGGGTTTCGGTCGTGGTGGTTTCGACGGTCATGGAAGTCCCTTCGGATCTGGGTTGCCGGAAAGCAAATGCAGTTTAGCGGACCTGCCCTCGGGCGGCGCATTGCCAGCCGACCTGGGAGACGACGGGGAAGCCTTGCAGTTCGTCGGAGTCGGGCATGACGGGCCGGACCCGTTGGAGGCCGGAGGCGCGCATCAGGTCGACGAGGCGTTGTTGGTTGCAGGCCCATTGGCGGGCAGGGCCGCCGAGGTGGTCGGCGACTTTGTCGAGGTCGAGGTTCTGGTCGAGGAGGCGTAGGGCGTCGGGGCCGACGGCGGCGATTTGGGCGCCGGACTGGCAGCGGGTCCAGAGTTGGGCGAGGACGGCGGGGACTTCGTTGGGGGGGATGAGGTGGAGGATGTGGCCGAGGTAGACGGCGGTGAGTCCGTGGAGTTGGGGGGGTAGGTCGGTGAGGTCGGCGACTTGGTCGGCGATGACGTTGGGGTCGTTGTCGATGTTGATCCAGCCGTTGGCGCGGAACCGGCCGCATCCGACGTTGAGTTTCACGTCGGGATCCCGACGGCTTGCAGGGCGGCCGTCAGCGCGGGCTGCAGATCGGCGGGAGGTACCCACAGCTGCTGTTTCCCGGGGCACTGTATCGGCGTGGGGAACTCGTAGGGTCCCTCGAGGCGCCAGTGCCATTGGTCGGGCATCGCCCAGGGGCTGACCGCCGTGGGCGGTTCGTATTGGACGCACGACCAGATCCGGACGACGCCGACGATACCGGTGGGGTGGTCGTCAGGGTTCTGGGAGATCCAGTTAAGGGCTACGGTGTCGTCGCCTGTCCGTATCTCACTGGCGAGTTCGATGGCCGAATGGTCCCAACGCTGGCCAGCGTGCAAGAGCAGCAGGCCCCGGTACGAGGTGGGCCAGCTCCGGTTTTCGATGTCCTTGCCGGCCCGGAGGATGAGTGCCGGCCAGGGCCGGTAGAGGGTGAGGGCAGGGATCATCGTCCTGCGTCTCCCTTGTGAGGCATGCCCGACGTGTTGCCGCCGTGCCCGTGATAGCGCCAGGTCCGCTCGGCCAGCGGCATCATGATGAGGTCCTCCTCGACCGCGATCGCGCACACCCCGAGGATGAACCCCCAGTCCTCATTGCAGAACGGCGACCGGGTGGCCGGCGCCTCCCCCCGGAACCCGACCCGGCGGGCCACGTCGGTGCGGACCAGGACGGTCATGGTGGTGTGGTGGGGGGTGGCCGGGTTGAACGGCAGCCCGAAGTGGCCGAGCGGGTCGCCCATCCCGACCGGTTCAAAGTAGGAGTGGACCCAAATGCACTGGTCGCCGATGTCGTCGGCGATCTGGGTCAACGCCTGCAGGTGTTGGGGGAGGAACTCGTCGTCCGAGTCGAGGAACGCGACCCATCGCGTCTGGACGGCGTTCAGGGCCCGCTGGCGGGTGACCGCGGCCCCTTCGCCGTGCAGGTCCACCGCGATGGACAGTGCGGCCGGCGGGGCGGTCTGTGCCGCGACGGAGGCGACCGCCCGGACGAGCATCCCGTTGCCCAGCCGGGCCGGATGGGCCGGGATGACGACCGTCACTTCAGATGCGGCCACAACGACCATCCTTCCGTCCATCCGAGGTTCCGGTTCGTCCGCAACTGGCCCTGGGCCAGCCGCAGCAGCACCGGCAGGGAGAGCTGGTCCTGATGGGACCAGGTGCAGCAGTCGTCCCACCACTGTTCCCCGAGCTTGACCACGGCCGGGATGTGGCGGCGGATGTTCACCCCGGTCGCGATCAGGCCCCAGTTCGGGGGGTGGCCGATGGAGGCGTAGAACGCGGCCTGTTCGCGGATCTGGGCGGACAGGCCGGCGTAGCGGGGCAGGCTGGCCGAGTAGTCGGCCTCGGTGTAGATGCAGGTTCGCCACGGGTGGGGGACCATCGCCCAGTCGTCGTCTCCGAGGGCGGCGACGGCCTTGTCGACGAAGCCGGGGTCGAGGGTGATGGAGGCGTCGACCCAGATCGACACGACGTGACTGGACGCCCACAGCGCACCGGTGGCGTGTTCGATGGCTTCGTGGGGGTGGGTTTTCCACCACTTGTGGGCCATCATCGGGGCGACCAGGTCGGCGGGGCCGCGGCGGGTGACGATCCGGTGGGGGCGGTGAACCACCGTCCAGCCGGGGGCGTCGAGGTCGGCCCGGTCGGTGAACAGGTAGGCGGGGACCCCGGCGTCGATCGGCTTGGGGATGTCGTAGCCGCCATACAGGGCCGAGTAGATGCAGATCACGGCTAGTGATGCCGGTACGACTCGATGGCCTGCGCCAGCCGATTCCAGTCCATCGCCGGCCGCCACCCGGCAAAGCCCCAGCCCTCCCCCCGGGCGATGATCGACGTGTCCGGGGTCTCCCCGGCCCGCATCGGCTCGTGACGCATCCCGGCGGTGTTCCCGGTGTAGGTGTTGACGTACGCCGCGAGCCGGTGCACCGTCATCGATTCGCCGGTGCCGGCGTCGAACGTCTCATCGCCGCCACCGAGCTCGGTCGCCGTGAGGAGCATCCGGGCGACGTCGTCGACGTGGACCAGGTCCACGGTCTGGTTCCCCGACCCCCAGATGATCAGCGGCTGGCCGGCCCAGGCGTCGACGGCGAACGCGGGCAGGATCTTCCGGGGATGGCCGGGCCCGTGGGCCTGGCCGGGGCCGTAGGCGTTGAACGCCCGCACGTGGGAGACAGGAACCCCCTTGGTCCGGTGCCATGCCGATGCGAGCCGGCCGGCGCACAGCTTGGTGGCCTGGTAGACGTTGGCCCAGGAGGAGTCCGGCATCGTGATCCCGACGTAGCGGGCCCCGGTCCGGGCGCACCATTCGAGGACCCGCAGGGTCCCGACCACGTTGGCCTGAACGGCCTCCTCGGCCTGATCGAACAGTTCGGCAGTCCCGAGCATGCCGGCCAGGTGGATGACACAGTCGGCCGAGTCGAGCCCGGCGAGGTCGCCGAGGACGTCGTTGCCGTCGTGTCGGTCGAACGGCCAGGCGGTGTGTCCGGCCGCGGTAGCGGCGGTGATGGTGGCGCGGCCGATGAACCCGCCCCCTCCGGTCACGGCAATCTTCACGGGGTTACCTCCTGCTGCGGGGTTGATTGGGCGGCCACGATACGCCACCAGTCGCTGATGCCGTCCAGGGCGCCGCGGGGGTGCCATGCGTGGGTGCGGTTGAGGACGTGGTCGGGGACGGTTTGGTTTTCAGCCGGCCAGCGGGTGGCGATGTCCTCGGCGAACCAATCCAGTTGGGCATTGTCGGGGTTCAGGTTGGTGACGACCAGCAGCCCGGTCGGTTCGGTGTCGACGAGGATCAGGTCCAGGTCGGGTCGGAATTTGGTCAGGATCTCGTCGATGCGCCACACGTCGCCGGTCCAGTCGCCGGGGCATTGTTCCCGGCGGGCCTCGGCCTGGTTGCGGGGTAGCACGTCGTCGAACACGATGATCGACGGGGACTGGTGGACCCGGGTCGGGACCCCGGATTCGCCGACCGTCCAGAGGGGCCGGCGGCAGAGCCGTTCGAGGCCCATGAAGTCGCGGAGGGCGAACTCGACCAGGTGCATCCCGTCGATGAAGCCGAAGTCGACCGGGGTGACCCGCTGTGTCAGTTCGGGGTCGGCGAAGAACTGGTCGGAGGTCATCCGGAACAGGCCGGGGCGTTGGCACAGGGGGTTGGGGTCGACGCCGAACGCCCGGGTTTCGGGTCGGGCCAGGTCGAGGCTGGTGCCGTGCTGGACCCCGATTTCGAGGTACCGCTGGGGGCGGATCATGTTGTGGAGGGAGGCGAGGAATTCGTGACGGGTCGTCTTCATTGGATGGGTACTCCCAGCTGGCGGTAGCGGTTGATGAGGCGCCAGTCGTCCTCGAGGCCCACGGTGTGGAGCCGGTCGATCGGGGTTACCGGGCGGCCGGCGGCGGCGAGGGTCCGGTTGATGTCGTGCCGGACGATGAGCTCGAGGGCGGTGCGGTACCGGCGCAGCGGCGGCGGGGGGTCGTGCTTTCTCACCACGGGCGAAATTTCCACTTCTCGACGAAGTAGGCCATGTCGATGCCGGTGCGGGCGGCGAGCTCGCCGCGGGTGGACTGATCGGGGTAGAGGTGCTGCACGGGCAGGCCGGCCATGACGAGGGTGCCGCCCCAGGCGCGGGCCTGCATGTCGAGATCGTTGTCGCCGCACCACCATTGCAGGTTCCGGTCGGGGCGTAGGTCGGCTTCGCCGCGCAACAGGAAGGCGTGGCCTTGCATCCGTTGGGACAGTGCGGTGGTGCCGGGGGTCCGGTGGATGATGGCGTTGCCGGTGGGGGTGCCGTCGAGGAGGCCGGTGGAGGCGGCGGCGCATCCGGTTTCGCGCATGCGGGTGCTGAGGGTGTGGTACCAGCCGGGGGGGATGATGGCGTCGTCGTTGAGGACGGCCACGTCCCACTGTTGAAGGTCACGGTAGCGGGCGTCCCGGGCGGCGAGGGTGATTCCCACGTCCCACAGGTGCGACAGGTTCGGCGGCCGCATCGGCACCTGCAGCAGCCCCCAGCCCGAGGACTCCAGCTTGGGCGGGGTGACCATCAGGGCCGGGTCGTCGCCGTTGTCGAGGACCAGCACATAATCGGATTCGGCGGTCGCGGCGGCCAGGGACCGCAGGAGCACGTCGGGCCGGTTGTACGTCGGGATGACCGCATAGCGGCGCGGCCGGACCGGATCGGACATTCGAGTTTCCTCCCCTAGGATTGTTCGTCTATGGTGCCACCTCGATGCACTCTACCGACAGCCAATCCTGCCCGTCGCGGGACACAGATCCCGATCCGGTTTCGCGGCGCCACTGGGCCTGGACGGTGTAGTCGCCGGCGGCGAGGGGGGAGCCGCCTCCGCCGGGGAGGGGATGGTATTGGATCCCGGTCGACTGCAGGTGGACCCCGGCGGTGGCGGTGGCGCCGAACCGGGTGACGGTGAGGGTGGACCCGCCGCCGTCGAAGGTGACCCCGGCGTCCATGCCGGTGTTCGCGAGGGAGACGAAAAACCCGACGGTCATATGGACCCGGACCCGGGTGTCGTCGCGGCGTTTGGTGAACGTGAACGATGAGGGGGCGGTGAGGTTGACGAAAGTGGTGAGGCTGGTGGTGTCGGCGACGCCGGTGCCGTGCAGCCCGTAGGGGTTGACCATGCCGGGCCGGCCGGGTTGGCCGACGATGTAGTTGCCGCCCTGGGGGATGGAGACGGCGTAGACCCGATCTCCGGCGTAGAGGTCCCCCACCAGGTTGATCATCACGATGGAGGTGGTGTCGCCGTCGTAGGTGGCGGTGGTTATGCCGGTGCTCAGGTCGTCGGTGTTGACGGTGGCGGGCCGAATCGACCAGGTCAGGCCGAGGCGTTGCGACTCGGCGACGATGGCCTGGACGAGGGCGCTGGTTTCTTCGGGGGTCACGGGTAGCCCCGGCGGATCAGGTGCTGCATCGGTGCCCCTTCGAGGCAGTTGATGGACCAGGCCAGTTCGAGCCAGTTCACACCCTGCCAGTGGATCACGTCGTAGGAGTCGTGCCGCGGGTCGGGGGCGGTGGCCAGTTCGAACCGTTCGAAAATGGTCTGTCGGATGCCCAGGTTCGCCGCGGCGGCGCTGGCCTGGGTCGGGTCGGTCAGTTGGGCGTCGAACACGGCCGGAATCACGAACCCGCGCCGGGCGATGGAGTGGGGGGCGGAGGGCGGTACGTCGTAGGTGCCGACGATCGGGCCGGCCGTGGCCGAACTCGAGTTGCTGATCACGATGAACCGGTTGGGGGCGGACAGGATGTCTGAGGTCCGGACCGGGGCCGGTTCGCGGATGATGGTGTTCCCGGCGTCCCAGTCGAACTGGGGGACCGCGGTGGCCGGGTCGAAGGTGCGGACCATCCGCATCCGGCCGTTGTTGTCGAACCAGGGGGTGAAGTAGTCGCCCTGAGTGGCGAGCTCGTCGAGGATCTGGCCGCGGCGGACGCCGACGGACCAGCCGCCGGCGGCCGGGTAGGGGGAGGGCTGGATCAGCGGGGTGAGGATCGGCAGGCCGGCCACCATGTCGGTCACGGCGACGTTGACGTTCCCGTCGGAGGTGAACCCGGTGGAGATCTGCTGGTCGACGACGAACATTTCATCGGCCAGGAGGTCGTTGGACAGTTCCCCGCCGGTGGAGGTGATCCGGGAGTCGTTGGTGAACATGAACCGGCCCAGCGGGTAGGACACCCCCCCGATGAGCATGTAGGGGCGGACCCGGTCGGTGAGCGGGTTGATCGCGGCGGTGTCGGCGGCGCCGAGGTTGAACCCGCTGATGCTCCGCTTGATGGCCGTGCTGGTGTCGTGGCTGATGGTCGGCGGGGTCCGGATGGGGTGCAGGTCCCCCAGCGGCCCATCGGTGATCCCATCAACCAGCTGCCAGGTGAAGGTGGCGACCCGCTGGCCGCGGTGGTCGGCCAGGTCGAGGCGTTCGTCGAACGGCAGGGTCGTGAACACCATGGCTCAGGCGCCCGGGTCGGTGGGGCTGGCGGTCTGGGTGACTTCGGTGATGTCGACGGTGGCCATGTAGAGGGCCCGCTGGTGGACCCGTTCGCCCGGCACCCGGACGTTGGCGAACCAGCGGTCCCCGATGTCGTCGCGGACGCACACGTAGGGCAGGTCGGCCCAGGCCAGGTCCCGCAGATCGGCCAGGTTGGCCAGCCGGATCGGGGAGATCGCCGCCTGTTGGACGACCAGCAGCCGGGTGAAGTGTTCCAATCCCCGTTCGGTGCCGTGGAAGGCGGTCACCCCGTCCCGGCCGTACATCCGTTGGAAGGTGACCTGGTCGGATTCGGGGAAGTCGAAAAGTTCCTCAGCGGACCCTTCCCAGCCGGGGGAGTAGGCCAGGTTCGACGCGCCGGTCTGGTCTTCGTTGCTGGTGAAGATCAGGACCCCGCCGTCGGAGTTGCAGCCGGCCACCCCGGGGGCGGTGGCGGTGCCGGTCACCTGGGAGGACCAGGCCCCGGCGAAGTCGTAGAGGTTGGTCGCCCGGATCCGGTAGACCGATTCCAACCCGACCCGGGCTTCGTAGTCGTGGAAGCCGGTGACGACCGGGGAGGACGCGGACATGATGGTCTGCCAGTCGGTGACCGAGTCCCAGCGTTGCAGCTGGTAGGTGCCGAAGAAATAGTCGGGCGGGCCGACGGTCAGGTCGTCGAACGTGAACACCTTCGCCGTGGACGTGTTGAACGATGAGGCGGCGATCCGGCCGGTGGTGAGGCTGGTGTCGGTGGCCATCAGCATCCAGGCGTCTGGTTCGTCGGCGGTGGCGTTCCACGCCTTGCCCATGAGCAGGGTGCCGGCCACGGCGAGCCGCAGTTTGATCGACGTGACGCCGGAGGTCGGCCCGACCCCGGTGACGAGGGCGGTGTTGACGGACGCGACCCGTTTGCCGATCTCGAGGGCCCCGGTGGTCCAGCCATACACCAGCCGGTAGTAATTGTTCGAGTCGACGTACCGGACGTAGATGGCCGAGTCGGCCGCGTCGGCGACGGAGTCGATGGAGATGGTGATCGTGGCGTCGGCGTCGACCACGTTGCCGGTCAGGGCGCTGACCATCGCCCCGCCGGCGGTGTGGGAGTGCAGGCCGGTGGTGCCGTTGACGGAGAACTGGCCGGCGGCGCCGACGTCGTTGGTCCATGCCTGGCCGGTATCGGCGCTGCCCCAGCCGGACACCACGGTCCGGCTGTAGGTGTCGGACAGGACGGCGGTGCCGTTGGGCAGGGGCCAGGTGACCCGGTTGTAGTAGATGCCGGTGGGGATGCAGCAGGGTGGGCTGCCGCAGTCCAGGCCGATCCCGGAGATCACCTGGGAGAGGGTGGAGATCCCGACCCCGGTGATGGTGAGCGGGTCCTGGGAGAACAGGATCGCCGCGTCGGTGGCCTGGTCCGCGGCGGTGCCGGTGACGTAGGGGGACGCGACGCCCTGCGGCATCCAGGCGAGTTCGACCGTGGATCCGGCGGGCGGCTGGTAGGTGGCGTTGTACAGCTGGTTCGGGGACGGGACGAGGTTGAACAGGTTCCCGGGGATGCCGGAGATGGCCGGCGCGGAGGCGCCCAGGATCTCCCAGCGGCTGCCGGCGGTGGCGCCGGGGGCCCGCCACGTGAACGACGGCTCGGGTGAGACGAGGGCCCCCATCGCCGGGGGGGTGGCGAACCGGAGGGTCACTTCCCGCCAGCCGTCGATGATTTCGGGCAGCCCGTCGAAGGTGGTCGAGTCGATCGACACGGTCGACGCGGCGATCGAGCCGCCGCCGGACAGGGTGAGGGTGCCCGAATCCGGGCCGAACCGGCGGGCCCACCAGCGGACCTGGGGGTAGGAGGTGGCGACCCCGACGGCGTCGTCGTAAATCTCCTGGGTGGCGGTGTTGACGCCGTACACCTGGGCGGCGACCTGCCGGCCGTAGACGTGGGGTTCGGTCAAGGTGCCGCCGGATGCGTGAATGGACAGGTGCGGCAGGATGTGGGTCTGTTCGGTAGTGAACGTTTCCCCGACCGTGTCGGTCACGTTGACCTGGACTCCCGGATGGGTCGGGATCGAGTAGAGCTCCCGGATTCCGTTCAGGTTCGGGAATGCTGTATTGACACCCTGCCCCCAGTCGATATCACCGGGGTCGACGACGGCCAGAACTGCGGTATATCGGCCGGCGGCCAGTTGCGGATCGGTGTTGTGGCTCAGGTCCCGCAGGGTGATTGCCTGCATCTGGGGCCGGTTGTAGTTGAAGATCCGACCGCCGTAGATGAGCCTCTGCTCCTCGCAGTAGGTGACTTTCAGCGCGGCGTATTCGAGGACAATGGAATCTGTTGAGGCGAGGCTGAGGGTGGTTATGTGGACGTGCAGCCGGGCGGTGGCCGAGGCTTCGAAGCGTTGCAGGTCGACGTATCTCCACGGCATCCGGTCGTTTGTTCCGGTCGGGCCGAGGGTGGGGGACCAGAAATGGTTGATGTCGCCGAGGTTCAGTTCTTTGAGGGTCTGGCTGCTGGATGGCTGGTTGGAGGCGGGATCGACGATGGTGTCGAGGAGCAGCGAGCCGGTGTTGGCGAGGAATGTGGCCTGGTAGCTCTGTTGTTGATTGGCGTCCTGCCGGATCCAGACGTAGGTGGGTTGTTGGACGGAGTTCTGCCGGACGAACGGGACCACGTCGCCGCCGACCAGCGACCGGGTGATGTATCCGGCGTAGACGAGGGAGACGTTCAGGATCCGTTTGTTGGCCAGCTGGGGGTACTGGTTCACGGCGAAGAAAAGGCTGATATCCTGCGAATTGGTACTGTCATAGTTGGCGGTGATGTTCTGGAAATCACCGGGCCGGGACAGGGCGTTCGCGACCCCGCCGGTGGCGGTGATGTTCCCGCCGGTGACGGCGCCGGAATTGACCGGGATGAGGACCTGTTGAATGGGTCCGGTCTGGGCCTCTTTGCCTTGGGGGTAGATCGCGAATGTGACGGTTTGATATTGGCTCGGGTTGGCGGGGAGTTCGTTGGCGTAGAACCGGCCGTCACGGATCTGCCGGGCGGTGCCGAGGGCGAATTCGTGGCCGACTTCAACAATGGCCTGACTGGGGGCGAAGGTGATGTCCTCGTCGCGGATGGGTACCCATTCCTGGCCGAGGATGATCGGCACGCTCGGGTTGTAGTTCCCCATCGGCTCAGACCTGCCTTACCGCTGTAGTGATGCCCCGTCGGGCCAGGGCGGATGATATACCGTTCCCGGCCGCTGCCCCTATCTTGGCGGCTTGGTCCTCGGTGACGTTGCCGTTGATGACAATGTAGATCGACTTCGGGCCGAACACTGCCGTCGCGGCGGCCGCGTTCGCGGTGCCGCCGCCGACCCCGCCGGCCACAGTCTGGGTGGCGTTGGCCAGCATCGCGCCGACCTGGCCCAGGCCCCGTTCGAACCCGACCCCGATGCCCTGGGCGAGGGGTTCGCCGATCCGGTCGGCCATGAACTCGGACGGCGATGCGATGCCGAAGAACCGTTCGAGCGGGTCGGGGATCGCGGACTTGGCAAAGGCGAGGATCTTCCCGCGGAGCCAGCCGCCGAGGGACTGGATCCCGGCCCACAGTCCGGCGACCACGTCCCGGCCGGCGCTGAACAGGAGCTTGCCTAGGTTCCCGATCGCGGCGACGATCTGCCCGGGGATGGCGGTGATGAACCCGACCATCATCTTGATCTGGGTCTGGGCGATGTGGCCGGTTTCGGCGAACACCTTCATAATTCGGCCGGGGAGTTCGGCGAAGAAATCGACGATCCCGATGAAGAACCCGCCGATGGCCTCGCCGATGTCGGCGAAGAACAGGATGATCGCGGCGGCCACATCCGCCCAGTCGATCATCGAGAGGGCCCGGCCGAACTCGGCGATCGCCTTGGTCATGAAGTTGATGACCGGGGTGAGGGGCCGCAATGTCATGGCGAGAAGCAGCAGGACCGGAATCAGCAGCTGGGCGGTGGCGTTGGCGAACTCGGCCGCGAGGGGGATCAGCGGAACGAGGGAGGTGACGAGCTCGCCCAGCGCCTCGCCGAGGGCGACCAGGTCGATCTTTTCGAGGGCCGGCCCGAGCGCGTTGATGATCGGCTCAAGGATCGGGGTTATCGCCTGGACGAGTTTGGCGATCAGGGGCAGCAGGATGCTGAGGGTCTTCCCGAGCACCGGCGCGATCTCGCCGATGGCCTCTTTCAGGATCGGGGTTACCTCGGTCAGGGATGCCTTGATTTCGGGGATGACCGGTTCAAACCCGGCCACCAACGCCTGGGAGATGGTGTCCTTGAAGGTGGAGAACACACCGAGCAGGGTTTGGGACTGTTTCTCCATCGCCCCCGCGGCGCCGGGGAACTTGTCCATGCCGATCAGGAGGGCCTGGATTCCGTCCTTGGCGCTGAGCGATCCGGAGGAGATGTCCGCCATCGTCTGGGCGGTGGTTTTGCCGGTGGCCGAGGCGATCGCGGCGACGCCGGAGAAGCCGGGCAGCGCTTCGGAGATCTGGTTGAGGTTCTCCAGCGTGACCTTGCCGGATGAGGCGATCTGCCCCATGGCGAGGGTGACGGAGTTGAGGGCCTGGGCCCCGCCGCCGGTGACCGAGGCGACGTTC